GCAAGCGAGCGATTTGTAAAGGAAGTAATATTGCCGTACTTGTCTGCAGAAGAAGACAAGTTGAACAGCTGGCTTGTCGAGCCATTTAGAAGACGAGATAATAAAAACTACGTGCTCGATTATGACTTGTCGTCNTATGANGAGTTANGGTTNTCNGTTGACCAGACGGACGCATTTTTAAAAACACACACGATAAACGAAGTGCGTGTGATGCTCGGTAGTGATGAGCTTGAAGAAGAATATGCCAATCAAGTGTTCGTACAGCAAGGATTTGTACCGCTGTCGGATTATGATATAGATATACAGATATGAAATTACAACGACTGATACAAATAGAAACCAGACGGCAGACAGCTTATGAGAGGTTGTTTGCAAGGGAGATTTTGAAGGCGTTCAAAAAGAATGCCGAGAGCTGGATAAAGTATCAGTTTGTAGATAATTCGGTTGGCGTGGCGTTAGAGAGGTTATATTATAAAACGATGGTTGATTATTTGTCGAGGCAATGGGAACAATTGGATAAAAATATAGCACAAAAGAAAGAGCGTTTCTTCATGCCGACATGGTCATTTTGGATTGAAAATTATATCTTATCGACGCTTGTTAACAAAGTAGTCGGCATCGATGAAACGACACGTGAGCGATTGATTGAAGAGACGATAGAGAGCAACAAGATTGGCGAGACACGAGAAGAATTCTCTAAACGCATTCAATTGGTTATGGGAGGTGCGGCAGGAAAGAAAAGAGCCAGGGTTATTGCCAGGACCGAAGCTGGTAATGCTATTAACATAGCAAAAACGAAGTCGGCAGAAGACTGGGCAGCACAAACGGATTTACCGATTGGTAAACTTTGGATACATCGAGGAGCGAAAGACCCGAGAGATTGGCATATTGCGCTCGATACAGGTATAGAGATACCGAAGGATGAACCGTTTATTGTTACCGACCCAAATACAGGGATTACGGATAGAATGATGTATCCGCACGACCCATCGGCGTCTGCGGGAAATGTTATCAACTGCGGTTGTCAGGTTGTTTATGTACGATTAAAACAAAGATAAGATGGAAGATATAATTTACAAGAACCTTTCAGAATTTAGAGATATCGATGAGGCAAGCGGTATCATTAAAGGTTATGCGAATGTGTATAACGTAAAGGATTTAGATGGCGACATATCGTTGCCGGGCTCGTTCTCAAAGACTGTCGGCGAGAGGTCAAAAAAAATAAAGATATTTAAAAACCACACACCGCAACTTGTCGGTGTCCCGATAGAGCTGGATATTGCCGACCCATACGGACTTGGTTTGACGGCTAAGATGCTGATGGATACCGATACCGGTAGAGACACGTTTCATGAAGTTAAGTTTTTACATGAGAACGGATTTGAAAGCGGCATGAGTATCGGGGGATGGATTATTAAGCGTAACCCGAAGAATAAATCGGAAGTCGTTGAATATAAATTAAAAGAAATATCTGTTCTGACGACAGAAGAGCCAGCTAATCAGCTTTCACTTGTTAATGCGGTCAAAGCCGTTAAGGAGTTAACCGAGCCGACACAAGAAGAATTTTGGAATATCATTGAGAAGGCGTACAACGCTAAATTCTCGGATAATATATTAAAATCATTAGAGCTGTTTTTAACACTCAAAGATACCGAGCCGGACCAGCTGGAAGCTGAAACCACTCAACACGTTGAGCCGTTGATTACAAGTATCTATGAATTATTTATTTGAACAATTAAATAATTAAAAACAAAACAATTATGGAAAAGATAGAAAATCAAAATCAGGCTGAATTGCTTGAAAAACAAAAACAAGAAGCGCTTAAAAACATTAAGAAGACAGCCGAGGAAGCTGCACAGGGGAAGGCGCAGGAAATTGTGAATGAGAAGTTGGATGAAGTAGTATCGAAGTTCGATAATGTATCTACGAAAGAAGAAGTTGAAACTTTGAAAACTGACTTCTACAAACAAGTACAGGAGATGCAGGCTCGAATAAAACAAATTAAACAAACAGGTATGGAGGAAAAAGCTATAAAAAGCATTCATGATGCAATTGCAAATGCGATTGAAGAAGGTGCAGACAAATTGAAGAATTTCAGCGGAAAAGATAAGCTGATATTAAAAGCTATAACCGACACCAGTTGGGCTCCAACTGGCGTACTCGAACGTCAGACGACCGAAGTAAGAACAAGTTTGTATAATAGTCCTTATTCGCCGTTATATTTACGTAATATTTTCCCGAACGTGTCGACCGACCAGGCGTCCGTTGTTATCCCGCAGGCTGGGGCTATTACAGGCGGAGTTAATGTTTGGAACAGAGGAGACGGAACTACACCTAAACCAGAAATATCACCGACTTATACAGATATAACTGTACCGATGAAGTGGATTGCCGGGTTTACGACTGTTAATCGTGAGCTGTTAATGAATGTAAGATATCTGCAATCGAGTATTACAAATACGTTGCTTTATTCGAGAAACGGACTGTTTGCTGCTGAAAATAATATGATTATCGATTATATAACAGCGAATGCTCCTGATTATGTTACTGATTTTGGCGGGTCGATGACGATTGGAGTTGAAATGATACTTGACGCAGCATTTAACATCTTACTTGGTAATTACATGAATCCTACTCATGTATTGATGAATCCATCCGATTACTTAACTTATATAAAGTTGAATAAAGCCGCTGGTTCAGGTGAGTATGATTTACCNAATGANTTGTTAAGGGGTTTTGCTGGNACAAACCTTGAAACTACCGTACAGGTTGTTCCTGTTCCCACATTGGTTGCTGGCATCGCTTATGTTGTTTCTGCACCGGAATTTGAATTTATTTCCAGGCTTGCACCAGAAATTAAAGTTTCAGAAGAGCATGCAGATAATTTCGCTTATAACCGTGTCAGCTTCCGTGTTGAAGAGATGGCAGGATTTGTTGCGAAGGATTTGAATGCGATGGTTAAAATTGAGCTTCCACCTATTGTACCTCCTGCTGGGGCTTAAACTGAAAAATTATGAAGGTTAAACTATTAAAGAATTTAGCTTACGGAAAACAAGGAGAGGTCGTCGACCTCTCCGATTCCGCTGCTATTTATTTATTGCGTGTAGGTGCTGCAGAAAGCGTACCTAAGAAAAAGAAAAGAAAAACAAAAAAAGATGACGCTGACGATAACAGAGGTGAAGAATTATCTTAACATCGATTTCGATGATAACGATGAATATCTTCAAACATTACTTGACGCCGCAAAAGAGCGGGCTTCATCGATAATGGGCATACCGCAGACGGTAACGGTTGTGGATGATTTAGGTAACGAGTCAATTATTGATAATCCTGATTTCACGACAGATGAGATTAATAATGCTATTTTGAACGATATTGCATTTGCTTATCAGTCGCGAGGTGAGAAGGAATCGACGAGTGCGAGTGCCACGGAGACGTACAGACGACGTTCCGTTAGACCAATGCTATAAATTATAATTGTTATGAAGTTAGGGAGATACGACCAGAGAATTCAGTTCGGAACGGAAGGAACGGTTAGCGACGGTTACGGCGGTTATAAGCCATCGTTTACGGTTGAATTGGAGACTTGGGCACGTATTAAACAATTAAAAATATCGGCGGATATAGAACAAGCACAGTTAAAACTGCCTACGATGTATAGAGTTGGAGTTATGGCGAGAGATGGATTTATACCGTCGGTTGAACATATCGTAAAATGGAGAGGTAAAATGTATCGTATCGTTAATGCTCCTGTCGTTGAGTCGGTACGGTATCGTCAGGAATGGGTGTTTGATATAACAGCGAAGGATTAAGAATATGGGAAAGGTTATAAACACTACATCGGTAAACCTGGATAAGTACAGGAAAGAACAGATACGAAAGATGCGTGAGCTGGTAGTCGATACGGTTAAAAATATCGAGGTTGAGGCTACGAGGAAAGCTCCGCAATTTGTTGCGGTTGAAAGTGAATTTAGGAATAATGATTTAACTGGCGAAGTTGGTGTATTGGGCGAAAATAACCTTGCTGCATATTTCGAGTTTGGAACAGGGCTATCAGCACGTGAAATACTCGCACCATATCCGCAATGGATAAAGGATATTGCGTGGCAATTTTATGTAAATGGATTAGGTACATTGAAAGGAAAACCGTATCTTTATCCAGCTGTATTGAGATATGGCAATGAGTTTTACAAGAAAATGGCGAGGCTGGTTAAAAATAAAATGAAGGACGATAAATAATGGATAGAGCAACAGAAATAAGGGGAAAGATTTTCGAGGCGTTAAATGGGCTTGAATATAATGGTATACGGATTCCTGTTTTTGATGAATTTGTTAATCCGAATGTTACCTTGCCGAGCGTTGAGGGTGCTTTATCCGCTTACGTTGTTATTCAAGACCAGCAAGAGATGATGAGTCCTATACAAACTGTTTGTAATCCACGCTTCGAGTTAAACGTTACGATACGAGTCGTAACGACTTGGGGGACGGTTGGCAGCAAAAAGCTGTGTGAGGATATAGGAAATGAAATAATGTATAAATTAAAGGACGATAGAGGGTCGTCAAAGATAACAGGAATAGACAAGGTTACGCTTGTTAGCGCACGCTCATTGGCGGAGTCAACGAGTAGTAATCTTGCGTTTAGTAAAATAATCATTTTAAAATTTGAAAAAAATGGAAATTAATTATCACAGTGGATGGGAAGGAGCACGAATGGCGGTTTATAAAGAGACTGCTTATGTGCCAATTGCCTGCATAACGAGCAGGTCGGAGGGGAATACTACAAATACCTCTGAGAAAACGAATGTATGTACACAAGGTAAAACTGTTACGAAGGCTAACAGTATAACACGAACGGTATCACTAGCTGGCGAAATAGTCGATGAAAATTCTTATCACGACCTTAAAGAAATGCAAGGTACGTTACAAGAGCAGGCGTTCCGTGTGTATAAAGGAGCTGGTGAAACAAATCCTTTATACTTCAAAGGGATTATAACTGATTTGTCGGCTGATTTTGATGCCACAGAAGAAGGGGCGACGGGCACGTTCACGATGGATATTGCCGTAAATGGCGATTACACAGAAGATGACCCGATGGCAACACCGTAAAAAATGTATAAATTATGTATGAAACAAAGATTACTGTAAGTGGTAAAGAGATATCTATCAGATTCGGTGCGTATGTAATGAAATGTATCGCTGATGATGGGATTAAATTATCAGAACTTGGCGAATTGATTAAAGACAATCCGTTTGATGTAATACCTAAGATTTTCTATTACGGAGCGGTTAACGCTTCGGAAGGTAGGAGAGGTGAGGGTATATCGTTAAATGATATCTACGATTGGCTTGACGAGATACCTGGTGGATTGTTTAGCGAACAGTCGCAGGCGATAATCAAACTGTTTACCGACCAGATGACGGAGGGTGTTCCGAAGGTTGAAAAAGAGGAGCATACAAAAAAAAAGCAGTAGACGATGAAGACTTCAACCGTGACCATCTCTCGTTCGCTCTTGGGGAGCTTGGTCTTCGGTTGGAGCAATTTTACGATATGCCATGGTGCGAATATTTGATAAAATGTTACGCATGGTCAAGGATGGAAAAAGAAAAATGGCGGAAGGTACGTACTATTGCGTTCAATGCGATGATAGGAAGTCATCTCAACCCGAAGAAGTTACCGAAATCAGAGGAGGCGTTCATGCCGATTGAAAATAAGAATAAACGACGTGTAGACCCTGCGATTATGGAAGAATTGAGACGAGAGCGAGAAGAAGCACTTAAAAAAATAAACAAAGACAAACAAGAAGAATGAGTTTCACAGCGATAATAACGGCGGATGC